TCTGTCTTCAATTGGGCGATTTCTAAGCGCATGGAAGTACAGTCACAAATGCGAGGAGGATTCTAACATGGGATATGCAAGAAGTGCCAAAGTTGGATTCCGAGTTGTATCAGAAAATATGGATGCGATTGACCGTGCGAATGACAAGATGGATCGGCTTATCAGATCAAGCCGTGAGGCCAACAATCAGCTCTCCCACTTTGGCAATCGCATGTCGGTTCAGGGATTGACCAAGTTTGAAGATAAATATGACAGTCTAATTTCTAAATCGAAAAAAATGTCCGACAGGCTTACTAGTGATGCAGACATAATAAGTGATCGTTACAAAAGCCTTGCCAATAGCTATCGTGAATCTGCGAAGCAAATCGGCAAGGCTTTTTCTGATACTTCCAAGGAAGCCAGGAACTCGTTTAAACGTTTGCCCAAAGAGGCAAACTTCAAAGTAAAGACAAATCTCAAGCAGACAAGTAGTGATATTGATCATGCAAATACACGAGTTCAAAGGTTTGGCACAAAGGGTAAGTCGTCATTTGATAATTTAAGCAGAAGTGGTCGCAAGACAACAAAATCGTTTAGAAATCTGTACGATGCCGGCAACGACTTTGTAAATATTAGTTCTCAGATTGCTATGGGAGCAGGGATGGTTGGGGCCGCATTTCTTAAGTCAGCAAACGAAGCTACAAATTTGCAGAATAAGTATATTACTATTAAAAACTTATTAAAGACTGGCGGGGAATCGGCTTCTCAATCAAAGCGTGAAACTGCAGCAATGCAGAAAGAAAACAATCGTTTTGCACTACAGTATGGTGTTTCACCAACAGCGATGGCTAGTGGTGGTGAAGAGCTCGTCCGACGTGGATATAACGGTAGTCAGGAATTAGCATCACACAAATACTTCCTACAAGCTGCCAGAGCTTCAGGAGATCCGTATAATGCGGTTGTTAATTATGGCGCTCCTACGCTTGAACAGTTTGGCTATAAAACTAAAGCTGGTAATTCAAGGAAGAAGATGGCTGCCTACACCAAGAAAGTTCTGAACGAAATGGCATATGGATCAGATCTAACTGCCACGAACTTCGAAGGTATGGGAAATTCGTTGAGATATGTTGGCGCAACTGCCCATAGTTCTAATCAAGGGCTTGCCAGAACTGTTGCGGGAGTTGGTGTTCTTTCTAACAATGGGCAAGATGGATCTGTAGCCGGTACGGGATTGCGTAAGGTTATGAATGCTTTTGCTGCTCCTAATACGACGATGAAATCTCAACAAGGGCAAATTATGTCTGCGTTAAATTTGTCACCTTCTGATTTTCAAAAAGCCAACGGTCAAATTAAAACGCTTGCTGATAACATGGACGTTCTTAAGAAAGCAACCGCCGGCATGAGTTCAGCTGATAAGTTTAATGTTTTTCATATGTTCTTTGGTACAACTGGTCAAGAATCAGGACTTATCCTTGCCAATAACACTAAACAGTTAAGATCTCTAACCGGCCAAGTTAGTCGTGCTCAACAATACGGTAAGAACGGTTATATTGCCTCACTTGCTAAGAAAAATATGGCATCTTGGAAAAACCAAATTGATGTGTTTAAACAATATATCAATATCATGGGGATGGGATTCACTAAAACGGTTCTTCCGCTATTCACCAAAGCATTGGGAGTTGCTAACAAATTCCTTAAAGTTTTAATTGGCCTTCCTTCACCAATCAAGAAAGCAGCCGGTTATGCCGCAGCGTTTGCGGGAGTATGGGGCGGTATCAAGGTTGGCAAGGGCCTTTTAGGGTTATCAAGCAGCCTTCTATTTGGTAGAGGTCGCAAGGCTTCCACCGCATCCAGGGTGCTTTCCACTGCGCTTTCCACTGCCGGGGATTCGCCTCTAGTAGGATCGCGAATTCGTCGTGGAGAAAAAGTATCAGCTACTCGAACCGGATCAACTCACATTGCACCATCCCGTTTAGGTAATGCAGCAACTGCGTTAAGCAGTGACAAACTCCTAAAGGGAATGTCATATGCCACCATTGGCCTTCAAATTGGTGGTCATGCCGTTAGTGCATTTAAGCATGGTATTGACAGTAAACAAGGCGGTAGTCAAATGTGGCAAGCCGGCGGTAATGCTGTCGGTGCTGGCCTGGGTCTTGCACTAAGTGGTGGTAATCCATTGGTTGCCATGATTGGATCGTCTGTTGGTGGCTCTATTGCAAAATATATTGCAGGAAGCAAATTTGTTAAGAATCTCAATAAATCAGATAATAAACATCAGACTAGTCCCGATGAAACGGATCAAAAAAAACGTCAAAAGAAGCAGAAACAACTTCGTAAAAAGTATTATAGTAATAAGTCAGGAAACGGCGATGTCGATGATGCAAATGAAGTGCTTAACCAAGTTAAGGCTAAACCATTTAATAAATCCCATCATCGCAGAGCTAATCTTGGCTTAGATAAGTCTGGAGATAAAGAATTAAAGTCGTTTACTTCTTCCTTCAAGAAGGCTAATGCTAATTGGGCAACCGTATCCAAAGGAACTGGATCAAAGATTAATAACAATGTATATGGATCTATGCGTAAGGGACTTAAGTCATATACTAGCTCGGAAAAATCTTCGTCTAACAAACGCGTTCAGATGCTCCTAAAAGAGGGCGTCATTACCAATAAACAAGCTACTTCAATGGAGAAAAAGGATAGTTCTTATTGGAATAAACGTTACCACAACGCTTCTAAGGGAATTAGTAAAATTAATCAGAGCGAAAGAAATGGTGGTAAGGGTCGTGAGGCGGCAATTTCAGCTACCAATCACTCTGTCTCAAAACTATTAACTAATAACTCGAACAAAGAAACGATTATCTATGGTCAACTAAAAGACCGTACTACTAAGCTTTCTCAATCACAGGCTCGTTCTATTATTAGGTCTTCATATAAGACAATGCAGTCAACGGTTAGCTCCGCAAATAAGACTTACAAGGCAGCAAAAAAATCTGCCGATAATAAATATCAGTCAACTAAGTCAGCTCTTGAGAAGGAGCTGTACGTTACTCACTCAATAACTGAGAGGCAATATAAGCAAGAAGTTAAAAAGGCCCGCCAGAAGCGTGATGATACCGTTAAGGCCGCACATCAAACACGTGATCGAACCATTGACAGTGCTGAAACAATGCACGAAAAGGTGGTCCAAAAGACTTCATCAATGGTTAAAGGTAACCTGAAGCAAATGAATACCTGGACAGGCAAAATTAAAGGCATTTGGGGAAAATTTGGTGATTGGTGGGGTAACCTTTGGGGTGGCTTAACGAAGCTTGGTCATCTTGGCACTAAAGCTATGGCTAGCAACTTGACCCCCGAACTCGAAAAAATGAATTCTTACCTAAATTCTATGAAGTCGGGTAAGAAACACCCTAAGCTTCATAAACGAACAGCTAGTACAGATGCTGCAAAATTGCCTGGGAACCCCCTTGCTGCTAATGCCTTAGGAACTAGTGGCGCAGAAATGCACTCACATGCTGCCCTCGTTGGCGAAGGTGGCACAGAGCTTGCATACACTGTAAACGGTCGTAAAGCGCGTTTGTTGGGTGCTAATGGTCCTGAAATCACGCATGTTAAGCACGGTGAGCGAATCCTTAACCACCGAGATACTAAAAAGGTCCTCAGCGGTTCATATGGGAACGTATTGCCGGGATATGCTGCTGGGAATACTAAGCTTGGTTCAAGTAATTCTTTGAAATCCGTAGAAAAGTTAAGCAAGAAGACTGTAAAAGATTACAAAGATTTATCAAATGGATCAAGTAAGCAGTTAGACAAATTTAGTAAGAGTAGTAAATCTAAATGGTCTAATATCCATAAGGCAACTTCAAAGATCACGAACAGTACGCAAAAGAAAACTGTTACAGATTATGATGCCTTGCAAAAGGGTTCCTACAAGCAACTTGTACAATTTGATAAGGGCAATACTTCTAAGTGGCGAAACATCAATAGCGATACGAAGCATTACACCAATCAATCAAAGAACCAAGCAATTTCGACCTATGACAGCATGCAAAAAGGCGTGCAGAAGCAAGTTAACCAAATGCGGTCGGGAGTTATCTCGACAGGGAAAGCTACTGCAACCGGATTTGGTCATGCACTTGGTAAGATGGATAACTACGCGCATTCAGCAATGTCCAATACTGTTCACCAGTTAAATGGTGGTATTAAAGGAATTGATAAAGTCCTTGGACAGTTTGGTGGTAATAGTTCCGTTATCAATGCCATTCACTACGCTAAGGGTTCAAACGGAGAGCTTTCTAATGATCAGTTGGCGATCGTGAATGATGCTAAGTCTGGTCCACGTCAAGAATCTATTATTCGTAATAATTCCTTATTAATTCCGCACGGAAATGATAGGATGATCCCCCTAAAAAAACGTGACCGAGTTCTTAACGGATCACAAACCCAAGAATTGGGACGTTCAATGGGCATTCAGCACTTTGCTAAAGGTTCAGGTGTCTCACACACTGAACTAGACAAAATTATTAGTAAAAATAATGCTCATCCAAACAAAGCCTTTTCAAATGAATTTTCATCACAAATTTCAAAATCGAACACCGTTCTTGGGAATGCCATTAAAGGCTTAAGTAAACGATCAACCACTAAGTATGGCAATCCTTGGTCAACTGAGGTTTGGCAACAAATGGATAATGCACGAAGCTCAGCAGGTGGATCATATGGAAGCGGTACGTGGTTGCATAGTCCGGGTAGTGGTTTTCATGACACGTCTGGGTTTGGCTATCGTGGCGCTGTTGCTGGTGGGCTACCTATTCATGATGGTAATGACTTTTCAGGAGCACATATTGTTGATGCTGTTCATCCAGGGAAAGTAATTCGTTCTGGTGGCGCTCCTAATGGCTGGGGTGGTTCAAACGGAATCGGTCAAAACATAGTTACCAAATCTGCAGATGGATATTACGTTATTTACCAAGAATTTAATGGCAAAAACAACTCTGGTGCACATACTTTTGCAAAAGTTGGTGATGATGTTAAAGCTGGTCAAAGGATTGCTGCACTTGGCCCTGAAGGTACCCATGTTCATATTGGTGTATCAAAGCACAATCCATTTAGCAATAATCCAGATTCAACCAGCGGTTGGTTTGACGTTACTAAGATGAAGTCAACCAAGGCAAAGAAATCTTCAAAACAAAGTAAAAAAGCCTCATCGGCCTTGTCGAAACTTGTTTCTAGGGAAATTGCACCACAACTTAAGTGGGTAAAGAAACACCTGAGATCAAGTAATGTTGGGTCACTTGGGTTAAGCGGTGGAACGGCTTCACGCGCCAAGACTTTGTACGATGCCATCAAAGAGGCTTATCCCTCATCAACTAAAGCTGGTATTGAGGCTGTGGTTGGTAACTGGCTACTTGAATCAGGTTTAAACCCAGGAATTCAAAACAGTATTGGTGCTTCTGGACTAGGGCAGTGGTATAAGGGCAGATTTACAGCCTTGAAAGCATATGCCAAGAAGCACGGTACTTCATGGAAGAATGCGGGCACACAGATCGGCTTTGCACTTAACGGCGACAGTTCCAATAGTTCAATCCTTAAGAGCGTTCTTCGTGGTAAGGGTTCAGTAGCAAGCCTGGCAACTAAATTCTCAAGTGAATGGGAACGAGGCGGCCACACAGGCGAACACGTTGCGGATGCAGTCAAAGTCGCAGCTTTGCTTCATAACAATGGTGGCTGGTCAACCAAGAATAGATTAAACGTTTATGGCGAAAAAGATCCAGAGGTTGCGATCAATCCAAAGAAGCGCAATGCAGATAGCCTTATCGGCTCAGCAATTGATGCACGTAGCAAAGTTTCTAATTCGGTATTCAGCAATGAATCTCAAAAGAAAATGCATAAAGCGCTTCTGGAAAATCTCAGAAAGTATAACCCACTCAAAGGTTTATCAAGTCATTCAAAACCGGCTGCCAATGCAAACAACAACGTTACTGTCAATCTCAACATGAATATTACGGTTAACGCTGATGATAAAAATGCTGGCGAAAAAGTGGCGAACGATATTTCAAGACAAGTTGAAGAAAAAGTTCAAGCGATGTTTGGGCAAATGATGGCAACGCAAGAAAGGGGGACAGCATAATGGCAGCAACATCGGATGTAGCAAAGAATGCTTATAATTCAGCACTCTCAGTCTTAGACAGTACTCAAGCTGCCTACAATCAAGCAAATAGTGATTATTTGGAAAGTTTAAATAATCAAACAGATGGAGCTGGCCTTGATATTGATGAATCTTCTCATAAGCTATTAGCACAATATACGTCGGGAACATCACCTTATATTGGTTCACAATATTGTGTTCCTTATAATGGTGGATATTTAATCTCTTATAGTTCTGGAGAAGATACCGTCTACCAACAGATGGATAGCTCGATGAAATGTGTATCGAAAATGACCGTTATCAACGGTGGTCACGGATCATCTTTCGGCATTGACGGCTCAGGAAATGTATGGGCATCAGTTAGAAACAATGGCTATCAAATTAGCAAGTTTCCATATCAAGCTGGAAGTTCTATTAACGCCAGCTCACTTGAGCCCCTTTTTAGTTCACAATCTTTACTAAGGGTTAATTACGATATTGCCAATAATCTTGTTGGTTACACGGTCGGTGATAGTTATTGTATATGCGATCCAAGTGATCTAACCAATCCTAAAAAAACGATTAGCATCTCAACAATGGGCTTCAGTGTTGGACAGCAAACATGGCAATCTCAATCACTGAGTTGGCCATATGTTTTCTGGCAAAGCGGCGCATATAATTCCAATAGTGATCCAGCGACTGTGGGATGTTTTAATGCTGATACAAATACTAAGGAATTTGTCAAAAGCTATCTAACGAGTAGCTATGGTATGAAGTATTCCTATAATGAGCCAGAAGGAATCTATTCAACTGGATCTGCTGTTTTAGTGACGTTTAATAATAATGATA